CCACTTTGGCTTGGAATACGTCGTTGATGTATTTCGTTTTTAATACGATCAACAAATGCCATAGCCATATGACTCGGCATATTACCTACGTCAATTTTAAATACACGACGTTCTGGTGCACGCTGTACACGATAGATAATAATAGAGTCTTCTAACAATTCTTTTTGTTTGAACACTTTAAAAATGTTTTCTAATACAGAGTTACCAAACGGCCAATATACGTCTAAGCCTTCAGTTAAGGAAATGTGAACTACGTGTTCTGCGTTAATAACTGCTTCGTTGCGTGCATGACTAAAGCGCGATCCACCACCAAATGGTGCTTGTGGCTGTACGTATGCCCCACTCGGGCCGCCAGTTTGTGGATGGTTAACATAGGTATCTGTTGTAGCAACTGCTGTAACTGTTAAGTTTTGGAAGTTAGGGTTTAAGTCTTTAATTAAGTATTGCTCGGGTTTTTTACCTTCACCTTCGTTCACAATAACTTTAGTAACTTTAGACATTTCTGTCCACATTAACTTAAAGTTTTCTGGGTCACGAATAAACACTTGGTCGCCGTATTTAAATACGTTACGAACAATTTTAAAGATACGTTTGTTAAGTTCGTTTAGTGCTACCCATTGTTGTAATTGCTCATTGATAATTTTAATTTCATTATCGGTGGGCTTGTCTTTAAACTTAACAGTAAATGCTGTGTGATTTTCTAAGTTCTTTTGACTGCAAAATTCTGCAAGAATATCTAGTGCAGCATTAACTTCCGAGTCCATGTCCATTTGCTCATATTGGTTATAGCGTTCAACACGGTTTGGTTGTCCTGTATAAACTTCAGGAAGTTGGCTTTGATAGTTTTTATATCCAGGGTCAGCTAAACGGCCAGAGCCAAGTGGACTTACATTACTAGGTAAATTTGAGGTTTTAAAATATTTTTTCCAACCGGCCATATATGTTCTCTTGTATGCTATATTTATAGCTCGTTAGGCAGTAGCACGTAATGTTTTTTCCGAAATATCTTTGTGATCTTTTAACACTCTAATCATTTCGTTAAATTTGTCTATTAGATTGGTTAAATCCATTGCAACCGGTATTGTTTTTGTACCGTTTAATGGCACAATAGCTTCTTGTCCGTGTAATGTTGCCGGATATCCAGAATCTGGGCCATCTGCAATGCCACCATCTTTGGCTTGAATATGCGGTGGATCCACATTATTAGGTAATTGACTAAATCCGTATTTTCCTAGTAGGCCTAAACTTTTTAGATCAGCCACTTGAGTTGAATTTACATCTAATGCCCGGCCTACATTGTGTAAACTCTTGCCAGGGGCAGCTTTAGGATTTGTCCCAGAATTAACATTTGCTTGCTCTTCGAGACTTCTAAATGCACTATTAACGTGGAGCATTTTGCCCGTTTGAGCAAAATATTCTTGCGCCATTGGGATGAATTTAGCTTGTACACTAGGATCCAATAGTTTAAAGTGCGCTTCATCGCCTGTGCCACTACCAAACTTTAAAAAGTCAGTTAATTTAGCTGATAGCGATTTTTCGGTGGTTTGTGCCGAAGCACCTTGGACAGTAACATTTGTGCCTTGTTGTAGCACTGGTCCAGTTGCCGGCGCAGGCGGGCCTTGTTGTAAACTACCGGGGGTGCCGGGAGCAGGCGTTGCAGCTGCCGGTCCGGTAACTCTTCCTGTTTTTGCTAAGTAAGCTGTTTCTTTAGCAACCCGTTCTTCTTTAACTTCTTGAACCGATTTACCTCCAAAAAATTTCATTATGCCACTAACAGCGCCGCCAGTTAATTTATCTGCAAGTTCACCAAACCACTCAACTACTCTAGCAAGGCCACTTTCCATTTTTTCCCAGAACGTCATTACTTTAAGATTGGCATCGTCTTGTTTTCCAGTAACATCCTCAAATGCGTTTAATTGTTTTTCTAGTTCGCCTAAAATATTAGCCGATAGTCCAGCAAATTTACTCAACTGAGGAAGAACTAGAGTTTGTAAATCAACAGCCATCTGCTGAGCAGCCTTAGCAGCAGTTACCGTGTTGTTTGTTAAATCGTCGGTGGCATTTTTTTGCCCTTCAACCGCTTCTTTAGCAGCACCAACAGCATCTTTAGTATATACGTTAGCTTGGTTAACAGCATCCAAACCTGCTTTATTATATGCGGTAAGTGTGGAACTGGCTCCTAAATATCCTGCTTTTTGCATACCAGTCTGCTCAAGTACAGATTTCTTAATCTGATCACCGTATTGTGCATTTAATCTTGCATTTGATTGTGCAGTTAATTCATTATTTTCAAATAGTTTTAATGCAGCTTCGCCTTTTGCTCTTGCGCCTTTAACCGTGGCTTCGTAAACCGCACCTTCTTTATTAACCACTGTTCCCAATACTACTCGATCGCGGAAGTTTTTCTTTTCCTGTTCAGTCATTGTTGCCATAGCAGCATCAATTTGGGCACGTTGTTCTGGCGACTTTTTGGCTAACTCTGCTTGGAATGCAAGTATTTGATTTTCTTGTTTTGCCTGTTCAACTTTTTTCTTAGCGTCTTCGCCGGTAATATCAGCAATAATTCTTAAGTTAGTTGCATATTTTTCAGTTTGTTCTGCTACAGCTTGATCACTAACTCTGCCGCCAGCAGTTCTACGCATGTTAGCAGTAACTTCTGCCATTAATCCGGCTTGCTCTTCAAATCCATAACCTAATTTAAGCAAGCCATCCTGTACACCCGAGTCTTTGATAATTTTACCAACTCGGCCCATTTGTTTAGCACCTTCAGTAACACTTAAACCCGATTCAGCAAATGCTTCAGAATTTTTTTGTAATACTGCACTAAACTGTTTTACAGTTAATCCGGCGCCACCAGCAGCATTAACCATGCCAGTCATACCATCGGTAAACATTGCACCAGATGCTGAAACTTTATTAAATGCGTCAACAGTTTCTGTTAACTGTTTAACCATGAAGCCGACAATAAATTTACCTGCGGCTGCGGCTGCATCTCCCATTGCTCCGATAGCAGTACCTGCTACCTGAGAAACTACGCCTAATGCTTTAATCTTAGGATTTGTGCTAGTAGCCATTGCCTGACCAGCAGCACTCATTCCGCCACCTACTGCTTGAGCACCGGCGTTCATGCCATCTATGGCACCATTCATTACCCCGCCGGCTAACTCAAAAGCATTTGACCCATCTTGTAAGCCTTTGGCAAAACCGCCCATTGTTTTAAAGGCAGTCCCAGTTGCCGACGACATTGCTTTACCAAAGCCAACCATTGTATCAAAGTTGGCTTTTCGTATTGCGTTTTCCTGAACTGTGTGTTGTAGTTCTTGGCGGTTAGCTATTAGTTGTTCTTGTTGTAAACGCAACGCCACTTTTTCAGCATCGTTGGCTTTTTCAATTTGCTCTTCCATTTCCTCAATGTCGTCATTGAGATTGTCTAGAGCATAGCTTAGATCTTTAAATTTCTTACGACCAGTGATCATCTCAGTAAAGAGACCACCCATTGTTGTGGTATTACGTTTAAGTTCTTTGTTAAACTTGTCAAAGTCTTGTAGAGTTATGCCAACTTTTTTAGCCGCTTTATCTAGTGTTTCCAGCGTCTTTTTAACGTCGTCGGCTGACTTCCCTGAATCAAGTAGGGACTGTTCAAATTTTTGAATAATGTCAGGATTTAAATCTGCCATGTTTTTTACCTATAAATACACGTATATCAATTATTTATGGGAATCAAAATATGGATCAAAAACCTATTAATCCGCTAGTTAAACACTTTAGACGTCCGGCAATTTACTTTAAACTACCTAGTGCTGGCAATTTCTGGGAAGAAAATACTTTAGATTTACCAGTAATAGGAGAAATCCCAGTGTATCCAATGACCACAGCCGATGAGCTTACATTAAAAACACCAGATGCTCTAATGAATGGCTCAGGTATTGTCAGCGTAATTCAGAGTTGTTGCCCAAACATTAAAGATGCATGGAAAATGCCCAGTATAGATGTTGATGCTGTACTAATAGCTATACGTATCGCTAGCTATGGTCAATCCATGGCTATTAGTTCAGTTTGCCCGCATTGCGGAGAAGAACACGATTACGACGTTGACTTAGTAAATTTAATCGGGCAAGTAAAATGCCCAAACTTTAACACACCCGTTGAGTACGATGGTTTAAAAATTAAATTACAGCCGCAACAATATTTTGCAGTTAACCGTAATAATGTTGCTACATTTGAAGAACAACGTATCTTACAATCCTTAAATGATACTAGTCTCGACGATGATGTAAAAACTGCGAGAGTTGCTCAAAGTATGCAAAACTTGTTAAATGCTAATATACAATTATTAGTCGGTAGTACCGAATATATCGAAACCGAAGATGGTGTCCGGGTTAAAGAAGAGGAATTCTTAACAGAGTTTTATAAAAATTCCGAAGGTCAAATAACTAGAGCAATTGAAGCAAGACTAGCAGAAATAGCCAAAGAAGGTGCATTACCTTTAATCGATTTAGGATGTGTTGCTTGCAATAAAGAATATCAAACTCCTCTAGAATTCGATTACTCGCGTTTTTTCGCCTAAGGCTCTTGACGCTATCAAACGAGGAAATCGTAGACTTAATTAAAAAATACGATAGAGAGTCAAGGGCCATTAAAGAAGAAGCAATTAAAATGTCATGGTTTATGCGTGGCGGGCTATCTTATGAAGATGCTATGATGTTAAGTCACGAAGAACGTGAACTTA